TATACAGGAAGCAATTTCTTCCTATGGCTGTTCCACAGTTAAGAGTTGGAACATTGTAGATAATATATTAAAAATAACAATTCAGTCACAGTTTTACTAAGAAATCTAAGTTTACTATCAAATTAAGGAGGAAGATATGGCAAAGAAAATTATATATACAGATGAATTTGGAAACAAAATAGATATTAATTCAATCGAGGGTATTCATGTTATACTTAATGATATTTTTACAACATGCGATAATGAGAACAGCTGTTTATGCGTTAAAGAGAATATCAAAGCAAGCGTAGAAAAATGTTGTGAAACCAGAAAACTAGAAATTAAAACTGGAAAACCTCAAGATAAAAGTAGCATTTGGTAAGGAAATTTAACTTTCCTTTGATGATTGGAGGTAGAAAAATGGAAAATAATAAAGCTATTTGTAGAAAAACAGACGACCACTTTACAGAGGGCAAGGAATATGAATGTACATCAGCATATGCAAAATATGAAAGTGCAGTTGTAGATATTCTTGATAACAATAAAGAACTTATCACAGTGGAAATAAATGATAAAGATTTTCAGTTTATTTTCAACTAAGAAAGAATGATTTGCTTGGAAGAATGGAAGAGGTGGTATAGTGAAAGAATTTAGAAGTACTGATGAGATCACAAAAGAAGACCTTGAGAAAATGTATAACGCAATTGCTAAATTTGATAATTATATTTCATCAGCAACAAGGAAGCCAACAGATGAAAACATTGGATTATATGAACATTGGATTGATTGCAGGTATGATATAGAGAATTTAATTGTAACTGATAGATAAGAGGTGAAGTAAATGGAAAGACTTGATATTTATAAAACTAATGATGGGAAATCTTTAGTTCTTTTAAACAATGAAAATGATTCGAATGGATATATAAATTATTTACCAATTACAAATAATGCAAATGGTATGAGTGTTAATACAAAATCTGGCAATCCTGTTATTATAGATATAGATAATGTATCTATAATTAAGCTGAACGAGTTAGAGTCATACATTGATCATGTAATAGAAAGTGATTTTGATTTTAAAATTAAGTGGTATATTGATGGTAGGCAAAGAGAAGAGGTAAAAGATTGAGGTGAGTAAAATGAAAGACAAACCAAATAAAATAAAAGCGAAACTCATTGTAGAAGTAGAAGCAGAATTCTATGATGATGAGTCTTCAGAAGAAACATTGAGATATTGTGTTGAACAGGATCTAGAAGATGCAGGATTAAATGTTATTGATGTGTCTGTGATGGAATGAGGTGATATAGATGGAATTTAAAAAAGGCGATAGAGTATTTCATAAGGGCTTAGAGCTTATAGGAACTTTTATGGAATATGCATGGAATAGTGATGAAGAAGCTATTGTGAAATTTGATAATGCTGATAATTCTGATGATTGTAGGCATGTATCTGTGAATCAGTTACAGAAACAACCGAGTAATGAAGAAATTGGTGAAAGAATTGCGAGGTATAACAGTGGTAAGATATATGGAATGTTCTAAATGTGGTAAGTCATTACTTGAAAATTCAATTATTGTTGTAAGAACTGGGTTTACTGATAAATATTGCTCATATGGTTGTGCAGCAATTGATAGTGGACTTTTTGAAAATATAAAATTAACTGATGAAATTGTCCAAGAATATAAATCTTGTGATGGAAGAGATTGGTTGATAGGAAATTAAGGTGGTATAATGAGCCGAATTAATAAAACGCAAAATAATTTACAATCAGTATGGAATAATTTGGATCTTGCTTATGAACATATGGAAAGAGCTATTGAGGATTTATCGCAAATGACTGGACTACCTGATGAATTAGAGAAAATGATTGGGCAGTATGATTTATCGGAAATTAGTATGATAAAGCAGGAAGTTGAAGAATTGATGAAATGAGGTAATGTAGATGGAAAATAAAAAAACATTAAAATATTTAAATGATATGAAGAATAGTAAAATGCCACCATTTGATAGTCAATATGAATTTTTCTTTGCTACACTGGAAGATTATTATATTGCAAAATCAAATGGTGCAAAGATAATAAAAGAGGAACTTATGGAATGGGATTCTGAAGCACAAAAAGAAATTGTTAATATATTGGCTGATATTATAGAATCTGATGAATTGATTGGCTTTGATAGAAATGATATTTTATCATTGGTTGACTAAATGGAAGGTTTACAGAGTATAGTAACCGACACATTAGCAAGTATATGTGCTATGGCAGATAAAAAATACAAAAGATGGAACGCAAAGAACTACTAAAATAGAAGATTATAGAAGTGGTAAAATTTCACTGTAAATAATGGAGAATTCAAATGGAATCAATTATAAATGAATTGGCAAGAAAAGATAACTATACAAATGATAAGCAGTATAATTCAGGTTTAAGGCTAATAAAAGAAATGGGGTATCGCCATGTTAGTGGAGAACCTGATGTTAAGTATTATTGCATGTGTAATGGGTACTAAGAATTTGTTGGAAGATTGGAAGAGGTGATATAGATGAGAATAAGATATGCTATTGAAAAAGAAATAGAAGTTCCAGATAATTTAACAGCTATGGATATTGATGATATTATTTCACAAAAATGTGAAGGAGAGAATGGATTTGATTATCAATGGATGAATACAAGTGAAATTAATGAACAGCATTTAACGGATTGTTTGACGGGATGAATTGACGATTTCTTATGGAAAATTTGGAGGTAATAATATGAAAGTACTTGGAAGCTTTGTAGATTGTGTTTATGATTCAAATTTATATAAAGAGGATATGGGGGATATTAGAACAAAACTTATAAGTAGATTGCCAGATAAAAGAATCTGTGAAATGGCAAGTGTGCTTATAATCGACACGAAATATGATATGTATGTTGTAAAAATACGAAGACCTGAACTGAATAGTAGTGGATGTGTTGACATAGAAAAGACTCATAAGAAAATTTACGAAACTGATTTTATCGAAATTTCAAAAAGAGATTATGAAGGATTAGATTGGAGAGAAGCTACTAAGAGAACTGATGAATTAATGAAGCCAGGATCATTTGTTATTTTCAAAACGGATATTGAAGTAGATACATTAATCAAATGAAAAATTGCTTTCAAACGGAGGTGTTCATGAGTCAAAATAAAATGACAACAAATGAAGTTGTAAAATTATTACTAAACAAAGGAAATGAAATTGATAATAAGATCATAAATGTAATATCTGAATTACTTCGGCTAGGATATGATTCTGAAAGAGGTGAGGAGTATGTGCGTGATTTAATGGATTCTATAAGATATACGGTTGATGATATTGAAAGAATTTTAAACAGATAAATCAGACATTTAGAAGCAGAAATTAACTGCTTCTTTTTTAATACAGAGATCGAGGTGATATTATGGTAACAATTAGAGATTTTATAGAAAACAACGAAAATGTACTAATTATAATTGAAGTGGCAGAAACAAGAAATACAACAGATCCATTAAGAAAGGAACTGTGGAAAGGTATGTTATATGATATTCCAAAAGATTTACAGAATCGGGAAGTAATTCAGGAAGGATATGGGATTGTAGCTCAGTGCAATATTTTAACCATATTAGAGGATGGTGATAAAAAATGAGTAGATATAAAAATGGAAACCCAAAACGACAATCAAGATTCATATGTATGAAATGCATGAATGAAAATATGTTGGCTAGAGGAATCCAAAGACAAAAACAAAGAGAACAAAAACATGTTAAAGATTTGTATTGTTTGAAGTGTGGAGAGGTAACGAAGTGTATCGAAGTAAGATTTTGTGACTCTTATGAAGAAATTTTTGAAGTTGCGAAGATAAAAAGAGAGAATTATTACATAGATAATTATGAAAGTGAGGAAAATGATTATGGCACAGACAAAAGATTATGCGACTAAGAAAAAAGGTAAAACAGAAGTGCAGCCATTCTGGAATATGTCAGATATCAAGAATGTTGTAGAGTGGTTTGAAAAGAATAATGAATGGGACGGTTATCTAATTACACTACTTGAATTATTACTTGGCAGACGAATTAGTGATATAGTAATGATGAAATGGTCTGATTTATATTATGAGAACGGAAATCGAAAGAGTGAAATTGATACCATTGAGGAACAGAAAACAGGAAAAATCACTAATCTCCCTGTGAGCAATATGGTATGGGAGGCTGTTGATAATTATTTGTTGCACGTCAAAATTAATCCAATGGAACATTACGATAAATATATATTTGAGTATCAACCAAAAACCAATTGGATAAATCGACAAAATAATAAGGTTTATAATCACAACAATCTTGAATTATGGTGTGAATTCTTAAATAAAGATTTTTCTGATAATAGAAAGAAAAAGATTATTGAAGATTTTAAGAATCAAAAGGAATATGCAACACTTGGAAAATTCTTATATTGGGAAGTAGAATATACAGATATTTCAAAATGGCAGACAGACGATTATAGAAAGAAGCTGAAAAAAGCAGTTGAAGATAATAATATAAATCAGAGAATAAGCACACATACTCTTCGGAAATCATTTGGATATTGGATTCACAAGACACATCCATTTGATCCAGATTGTTTATTGTCATTACAGAAACTGTTTAACCATGCAAATTTACAAACTACAATGGATTATATTGGACTAACAGAAGAGAAAAACAGACAGTTGATTAACGATCACGGAGATTTTATTCATAATGTATTAGCTGGTAAGGGAGATGAGATAGTTAAGAATATGCCAGTTATCTCATTAAAGTCTGATGATTTTGGAAAGATTATAAGAATGCTTACGGATGATGTGGACAAGTATCAGGCTGCAATTAATATGGCGAATGAGATGAGGGTTATGTAAATATGTATAGGACGATACAGATTATTTCGTATCGTCCTTACTATGTGTTATTTTATTTATTGCCGTTGTATAACTTAAAAGTCGTTTCATTTGACCATCATCTGAATCAAGAATCTCAATGGGAGAACAATCGAGTTCTTTACAAATTGATTCTAAGATGTCAAATTTAATTGAAGTTGATTCACCTTTGTAAATTTTGTCGA